CTGCATGGTTGCTGTACCACTCATTGAGATACCATATGTATTGGCACCTGTGCCAGTGTTGGTAATAATACTCACACCCATACCCCATTGTGCTGTTCCACTTAGAGTAACCACAGCACCAGTGTTGGCTTCTATTCCACTTCTCAGCATATTGCCTGTAGAATCATTTGCCATGTTAAGCACTTGTCCTATGCCATTGGTTTCCAGATTGTTTATGCTACAGAATCCACGCTGAATGTCTATTAGATATACGGAACCACTGGCTCTAGCCATGGTACAATCGTACATTTCGACTCTGCTGCCAGTGCCAGTATTATTGGCATAAACACAACTCTTGGTGGCGTTGTTTTGATAAACATATACATCTTCTAGGAAAAGTTTTGCAGGATTAGTGCCAACTAACTCAATAGCGTGATTGGCAGTAGAAGGAATAATAGCAACATTAAACAAACCAAATCTATTGACATTAATGGCATTTGCGCTGGAGTCTGCTGGGATAACAGTAACGTAACCTTTGATCCAAATTGGTACGTGACCAGCATTAGGAGTAACAGAACCGATAAAAATGTTTCCACGAGTTAGTACCACATTTTCTGTAGTTGAACTCATCAGTTGGATAAATTGCGGGTTGTCGACAATAGTCCCATTGATATCGATCGTTAAAGTACCACCAGCGATACGTGCTTCAATGTAAGCCAACGCTTCAGTAATTGATAAGAAAGGATTGTTTAGACTTCCAGTTGATGTACCTACTGAAATATCTGTTCTGCTTGGATCAACATACCAATTACAATCTGTCGCAGTAATTCCAGTAGGTTCTGTGATGGCTAGACCACCTGGATTTACTCCATTGGAAAGTTTGATAGATCCAATTTCTGGATCATAGAATAGATCACCAGCTACACCAATATAAGAGGCAGCAGATCTGCCACCCATTTTATCGGCGAATAGTTTATATGTTTTATTTGACATTTTATTTCCCCCTGTTATAAGATAACGTCCTTTTTCAAGGAAAATTAAATTGTTAAAATAAAGGCATACAAAGAACCTTAGTGGAGATGGGCGGAATCGAACCGCCGTCTAGAACCCTTTTCCTTCTACTTCATACAGCAATTCTTTAGTGCTTGTCTTTCAGTTTTTCTTCTAGAAGACGAACACGCACATCTAATTCTTGTATACGACCAACCAGATCTTCCTTTAACTGTTCTCTCGCAGCAGCTGATAGAGGTGAATCAGTAGGAACACCTTGAGACATAATTAACGCTGGCATCTTGGACTTAATATCAATTAAATCACCTTGCATGGAATTAACCGATGTTATCATCCAACCTACTGCTGCTACCATCACAGGAAAAATCATACCTATGATTTTTGACCACTCCATAATGAATCTCCTTTTTATATTTATTTCCATCCATTATATATTTAGTCTGACAGATTCCGCACTTAAAATCTTTCTGCATGATTCTTTCTTTTAGTGCTTCTTCTGTTGTATATTGTCTAGTATAAATTCCTCTACAACTACATACTATCATTTTTCCTCCACATAGACATTATAGTAGTAGTAAGTATAATAGTCAAGATGTGGGAAGAGAGATTGGTGAGGTAAAGTTGGCTGTGTAGCGTGCGTAGCCCTTGGTGATGCGCAGGTCGTCAATGTAGCCTGATGCTTCAGCAAAAGAGGATGAGTTCCACCAAACTCCTATACCTTTTTGATAAGTTGAGCGGTTTACAATAGAACCGGATATACCAGTAAGATTCAAATCTCGGTTGCCATTTACAAACAACATCCAAGTTGTTCCGTTTCTTACATAAGCAATATGATTCCACCCATTTTGGGTTACTGTTGTAGTTCCTATCCCGTTGCCACCACCATCCGCGTTAATTAAGTTCCAAGACGAACCATTACTGCTGGCCCATATACCAATTTTTTGATTTGTAGAAACGCTACTGTAATCAATACCAATAGACCAGTCTGCACCAAAACTACCGTGATATAGAGCTTGTCTTCCTGTTGATGTTGGATACCACCAAAACTCAATAGTAAAATCACCGCTACCAAATTCTAAATTAACGGTTGGCGGGGCCAACAAATATGAATCGTTGACTGGAAATGTTATTGACCCTCCACCAAACTTGCTTTGTGCTGTGCTGATTTGCGCAGAAGTCACCGTTTCTAGGTTGTTCATCATCGCGTTGTCGAAGATGGCACCGTTGGTGAAGTTGCAAAGCAGATTGGTATTGGCGATTGCTGTGAGCGGAGTAGTTGGCGGTGTGAACGTCGATGTATAAAGGCACGTTCCATTAAGAATTCTAAAATTGCTGATATAACCAGCCCAAATGTCGCTTGTTGAAGAAATGGTTTGTTCAGCGCCAATGCAAAAATTAGCCATTGTTACTGTGCCAGCACCAGTTGCACTAGACGCAAGAACGCCATTCAAAAACACACGTTGCACATTACTGGCGTCTCTGGTTACAGCAATGTGATACCACTGGTTTGTGTTAATTGTTTGCGTAGAACTACTAGTCCCGCCCGGGCTGCAATACCACTCAAGGTTGCTTCCTGACTTTCTCAACAAGCATCCGGTACTCCAGTTACCAAAAAATACAGCTGGGGCTGGGAATGAAGTGGCGTAATACCAACCCTCAATGGTGAACTGGCCCGTCAAATTGCTTGGGGTACAGTAGATTAAATCCCCCGTCCCATCAAAGTACCCACTACCGCCAATTACGGAAGTAGAGTAAGCAGCAGTCGGTGAGAACGGGCTGAAGCGTTGGACAGATACATCGCCGTTACGCGTGATAGCGAAGTTGTTAGTGCTGTTGTCGATGAAGCGGTTTGATTGGCAGGTCAGCAGTGAGGTGCCAGATACAGCGGTCAAAGGCGTAGTAGAAACGGTGTATGAAGAACCCGTATACAGCGCAGTGCCTTTAATAATGCGAACATTAGACAAATAACCCGTAACGAGTTGTACGGGGTTGCCATTAAAATTTGGAGTTAATCCACCAACCATTACGTTAGGTGCAGTTAATAGACTTTCAGTAGTTGTAGCAGTGCCAATCCTCGTGCCATTTGAATACCAACTTATTGTGGTGCCACTACGAGTTACAGCCAAATTAAACCATTGATTTCTTGACCACCCGGGTATTGTGTACCTTGTAGAAAATACTTGAACAGTGCCAGCATCATTAGTTATTGAAAAATAAAAGTCTCCATTTGTGGTATCTATGGATGTTCCACAATAGCCATTTGTGCTTGGATTATAAAGAGCAACCGGTGATTGATACTGCGAACTGCCTGTTATGTATACAGAAAATTCAATTGTAAAATCGCCAGTACCTAGATTGAATGCTGCGTTGTTTGTTACAGTTAAATAATCCCCACTCCCATCAAAATAATTTGACCAATTATTACCATAAGGGCTGAACGAACCCTGAGTGGTATTACCGTTACGAGTAATCGTAAAGTTATTAGTCGAGGAATCTACAAATGCATTGTTATTTGCATTATTTGTACCGTCTCCTTTCAAAAGTAAAGTAACATAATTAAAAAAAGAATCATAAGATAGAGAAGATATGCCAGTAAATCCAAACCCTTTACTTGATGCTGCACCTCTAGTACTAAATAGCGACATAACTCTATCCTAGGCAAATTTAGTAAGTGATGCAAGAACAGTAAAGGCATCTGGAGCTGTTTTAACTATTGCGTACGTATAAACATCTAAACTAGAAGCATTGCCAGCGGACCAAGCAGTACCACCTTGATATTTTGGATTAACGGTGGTTCCATCTATCTTAACTGTATTGTTATAGTATGCTGTTGCGCCTTGTGTAACCAAAAATGTAACTGTAACCGACTGTCCTACAGACATTATAGAATTTAAAGATGCAGTAAGAGACCCTCTAAAATTAACGGTCCAGTTAGCAGATGCATTAGTTGTGTAATAAAGCACACTCTGTGTAGTAACATCATAATTAATTGTACCAGTAGCTGCAGTAGCTGATACTGTAACTCCTTCACCTAGATTGTATATAACCCCTGCAAGGCTGGTATTATTACCACTAAACGTTTGTGATGTGGTAAATGTAGTAGCAACGTTAGGGGCAACATAATCAGTGCCAGCTGTAGCTGCACTAGCACTACCAGATGTTGCTTTTACTATGCCTGTAATTGAACCTAAGTCGCCTTTGTCCCCTTTGAGAAATTCCCCTTTCTGACCTTTGATCCCATTTGCATAGAAGAAAGAACCATCACTGCTGCTAAAGGCTAAAGTATTATTAGCGTCTGTATATGTAACTGTGTATACTTGTTCCCCTTTAGAACCTTTATCTCCTACTTCGCCTTTATCGCCTTTACTACCAGTATCACCTTTGTCCCCTTTTGCTCCAGTGTCACCAGTTGTACCTTTGTCCCCTACTTCGCCTTTACTACCAGTATCACCCTTTGCCCCAGCAGTTCCCTTATCGCCTTTTAGTCCACTGGTATAAAAAGAAGTAGTATCGCTGTTAGTAAAGACAACTGTATCATTGCTACTATAATAAGCAGCGCTAGATAGTTGACTCCCCTTTTGACCTGTATCTCCTTTTTGTCCTTTAGTACCACTAGTACCGGAGGTACCTTTATCCCCCTTCATAGAGCTAGGACCAATGTAATATCCGCTGCTATTAATAACAGGTGTTCCAGATACTAATATTGCACCATTAAATGATACATTGGCATTATTAGAAACTAATTGGGAAAGATCTGAATTTTTACTCATGTTTTTTAAGTTTTATTGTGGTAAGATACTTAAACAAGTTTTCTAGTTTAGTGTTTTCATAGGGATCTTCGTTAGTATCATATTCCTCAGAAAAACGATACTCTATTTTATTATCATTAAAAATAAATAATTCTCGCCTACTTCGTAAACCTAATACATTTCGATATATAAGATTATTAAAATTTTTTGCAAATATTAAATCTATATCGCTTATAAACTTTAATTTTTTTATTCTCATTGCATCAGCCCATACGCGTTGAGTAAAAAAATCATTAGATGTCAAAATATATATTTCTTCTATTCCCAGGTTTTTAATTTCTTGTGCTGCATTTTCAAACTCAGGTACTTGATTAAATGTGCAAATAGGAGTAAATGCGCCCGGTAACGTTAAAATGATAGTACGCTTTTTAGTAATTTCTTCAAAAGTAGCTGTAAAAGTCGGATAAACTAGTACCCCATCTTTTAGTTCCTTCTCAAACTCACTAATAAAAAAATATTGCCTCAATATGTCACTATTCATAATTCACCTAAAAGGAGGTCCGTAAAAAAATAATATCATAGAATATCTGATTCCTGTTGTAACTGTTGAAACTTTATGTACACAAAAAGAAGGAAATACTGTAATTGCCCCTCTTTCTTTTTTAATAGTATTATGCGATCTAGGATCTTCGTTTTCAAAAAATATTAAATCACCACCGGAATACTCTTCTGATCTACTAAGTTGAACACTTGCAGCCAGCTTACAATAAGGTCTGTATTTATTAATGTCTCTATGGAAACAATACCCTTGACCATTTTGAAATTTATGAATTAAACATTCAAAATTGTCTTCATCTAATTCATATTTGTATGTAAGCTTATTTATTTCTAAAACTACATTTTTTATTTTTTGTATAGGTAAAAGCTCTTTGCTAGGATGTACATCTCTCGATCCGCCACTTAGTGTATGTCTTATGTTGTAACCTCTTATATTAGCGTGGTTAATTAGTTCATTGCATTCGTCATGACTTAAAGTTACATCAATATAACTGCTACTATCTAAAAAAATCGGTACTATAAAGTTTTGAGTTTCTTGCCACCAGTCTTCTAAGTAAGTAATAGAAGAAAACTTGCATTTATTATTTTGCAAGGTATTAACTTTCTGAAAAATTCCATACAACATAACCAGGCGCACCGGGTCCGCCAGCGTATGCTGTTTCCCCATACAAGGCGCCTGAGTCTGTGCCCCCTGAACCACCACCTCCGTAACCGTTGCCTGTACTGCCTCTGCACCCGTCGCATGCGCCACAGCCTTGCGTTCTAGTCCCCCCGTGAGATGCTACCCCTGCAGGATTACTTCCAGACAATGCAGCTGCACCGCCATCAGCGCTGAACGAGCCAGAAGCGTTACCACCACTTGTTACCGTGGCACCGGCTGGTGTGAATGCTGCTGTACCTCCGGCGCCGCCGGCGGATCCTCCGTTAACCTGAACTATTCCTGCTATACCAGATATACCACCATTGACACCAGGGTTTCCTCCTCCTCCAGCCCTCATAGTATAATTTGCACCAGGCGTCATAGAGGCTACACCGTCGATGTAAGCGCCGCCCCCTCCTCCATTATATTTTACACCACGACAGGAACCAAAATGCACATCATCACCGCCTGTCTGACCACCACCCCCTCCGCTTAAAGCTCGAATTCTAACTTTGAAACATCCTGCAGGAACAGTTACAGCAGAAGTTGAATCGGTAGTACCAGAAGCAAGTAGTTGACCGCTAGCATTATTGCATGCAACTGAAGTGGTGTTTGATGCGGTTGCCGAGGTTTTACTATTCCCAACGGAATTGTATGAATACACACTATACGTATACGAGGTGTTATAGTCAAGCCCTGAATCTGTAAACGATGTGCTTGTCTGCGTAGATACTAAGGTTGCTCCCCGGTATATTCTATACCCGTCGATACTAGTCCCAGGTATAGATGCAGGACTAGACCAACTTAAATTTAAAGACTTAGGCGCCGTGGTCGAAACTGCTACAGAAAAAGATTGCGGAACACCGGGTGTCTGGGATCCAGAAGCCAATAATCTTGATGTTGCTGAGCTAGACATTATACTAATCTACCATAATTATTTAATATTCTTGATCTACCTGAATCAGTATTATGCCCTTCTGATTCAATTTTAATACCACCCGAACTAAAAGTATTACTTAGCTCTATATCTTCATTGTTAATCACGGTAAAAATTATTATATTATTTAAACTATTATTTATGTTATTCAAAATAACATTTTTGCTATTAAATTGATCTATTTTGCGATAAAGTTCTATACTGAAAATGTCTTTACATTCTATAGTCGTGCTGTCGCAATAAAAATTCTTTTTTATATCTATAAGGTCTATGTTAATACAGTTCTCTAATTTTATTATTTGAAAGCTTTTGTCTACTAATGAAATTTTACCTTCAAACCCTGTATCTTGATAAATTTTAAAATCTTTTTTAAAATAATTATCAAAGGTGCTAATATTAGTTCTTTGTAATAGGTATTTAAAATTGTTATTATTTTTTTTGTCATTATTGACTAATTTTGATTTACCCATCCATATAAAAATATAACTTTCTAAATCAATAAAACTATATTCAGGCCGGTTACGTTCCAATTGAACATTTTTAATTTCTTCTACTACAAAACCTTCAATAGCATGCCCGGCTGATATGAAGTTACCTGTTTGGTTTTTAGTTTCATTAATTCTTTTTATAATCAAATTTTTGTCTAATATTATCTTTACATTAGTACCAGGTTCTTGCTGCCCAGGCTCTATAGATATAATATCAGAATAAAAATAAGGGGTACTTAAAACTTCTCTTAAAGTAATATAATTTTCATCCTGTATAAAAGAATTAACTTTATACACATTAAAAAGATTAATTTCACTATCAGACAAAGCGCTAAAATTTGAGGTGTGTTTATATGTAAGCGGCAACACCGGAAGAAGTTTTTTAGTATCTAAATCTATGTACATAAATTAATTAAGAAAAATTAATACCGCTTATAACACTATAAATTGTAGTGCCGCCATCAAATGTTATAAAAGTAAATAAATCAATAGCATTTAAACTATTTGTTAAAGCAGGTGCGCTGCCCCCTGACCATTTAAATGCAGACCCCCAGCTTATAGTAAGTGAAGCACCTGTGGTATTTTTTCTTAGTATAGAAAAACCAAAAGCTTTACTGGAGGGTATATTAGATAAAGTAATTGATGTAATATTAGCGCCATGATTTAAAAAAATTACATTACCATTGTCTAGATTAATAGAAAGCGCGCCAGAAACAGTTTGATTGATAGTCTGAAAAATTTCTTGTGTTTTTGTTACTTCTATAGCATTAAAATTTTGTAAAGCAGTAAATGTGTTAGTTGCATTAGGATTTACTCCTAAGTCGCCTTTGTCACCTTTAAGGAAGTCCCCTTTCTGACCCTTTATACCGTTAGCATAAAAGAAAGAACCATCACTGCTGCCAAAAGCAAGAGTACTATTAGCGTCTGTGTATGTAACTGTATATACTTGTTCGCCTTTACTACCTTTATCTCCAATTTCCCCTTTATCGCCTTTGCTGCCAGTGTCGCCTTTTGCTCCTGTGTCTCCTTTGTCGCCCTTATCGCCTTTTGTGCCTGTATCGCCTTTATTACCTTTTAAACCGGAAGCGTTAAATGTGGAATTGTCGCTATTAACAAAGACTACTGTATTGTTACTATTGTAGTAAGTTGCACTAGTTAGCTGGCTTCCTTTTTCTCCCTTGTCTCCTTTATCCCCTTTATCTCCGGGCTGGCCTTTATTGCCGTTTGAGCCAGAGGTTCCTTTTTCTCCAGGCTCCCCTTTAGGAAAATATCCAGGGCCTACGAAATACCCACTACTATTAATAACCGGAATTCCGGAGACTGTTATGTCTCCAGTAAATGATGCTGTAGCGTCATTAGAGACAAATTTAGAAAGGGATTTATTTTTACTAGGCATGATATTATAGAGTTAGCAGTACCTCATATTTATATAAAAAAAGAGCCTTCAGGCCCTTTAATGATAGCCGAGGCGTGCTTTCGCAGAGGCCCCGGGCATATTGAACTACTTATTAACGCGATGCAATGTACATCGTGACTTCAAACCCGAAACGCTTGTCTTGAGCAGTTGGCTTTGTCCACATATTAGTCTCCTTAATAACAATAGTAGGGATATCCTACCTTAATATTTTATACCCGGCCAATAAAAAATACTGGTATATTAGCATTAAGTGATGGTAACGATAAACATTAAGCAGCTTCTGCAAACTCAACAGCCTTCTCTAGAGCCTTAATCTTGAGGGACTTGTTAGGACCAAACCAGGCCGACTGAATACGGGTCTCGTTAGTACGACCAAGCAGGTGATCAGTCATAAACGTAACTGCGTTGAACGGTTGCCACTAGCTACCTTCGGCAAACTTAGCACCAGGCTGCTTTTCCAAAACATCAAGCGCTTGAACGGCATTACGAGACATCTTACCTTCTTCCTTAGTAAGGCCGGGGAAGATAGTAGCAAAGTATTCCTTTACCTTATCCTCGTTATAACGCTTGCTACCGAGGAAAGCAGCCATCTCCTTATAGGTCTGAAGCTTATCCTTAGCAATACCAAGCATCTCCTTAGCAACATCGCCGTCAAACGTACGACGATGATTCATCTTGTAAGAGTTAGCAGCCTTAGCATCTAGAGCAAGCGTAAGGGTATTATTACAAACAACTCGGATAGGGGTAAAACGAATATCGATCGATTGACCGAACTTATGCGGATTAGTAAAGAGCAGATAACCCTTCACTTCATCACCACCAAACAGCTCAAAGCCGTCCTTGATCTTAGCCAAAGCCCAGACGACTTGACCGTTCTTCAACGAGCCGGCGGTATGCATCTCCATATCACCGCTATGTACAAACTCATCAAAGAACTCAAAAGCTTCTTGGTTCTGGACAGGATTCCAGTCGGTAGTAACGACGTCGAGAATGCTGTTATCAGACGAGCGAACTAGCGCATGACGACCAGTTGCAGTCTTAACACCGTTAAGATCAATAAAAGTAGGAACCTTATCAACGGTCCAGTCTAGATCTGCAGTCTTGAGCATTTGCTCAGGGGACAGGTCAGCAGGTACTTCCTTACCCAAACCATGCCAAGGTACTTCGCCAGCATAAGCCATATTCTCAATCAAGTGTGCCATGTCATATCTCCTTTAATTAATGACATGTATATATTAATTTCGTCACGAAATAAAATCAACTTCTTTTGTGAGATCATCTATGGCTTCCCAGTGAAGCATGTTAACTATGATGTAGAACGTTCTCAGATCTTCGTTATCCATATCATCTAGCATATCTGATGATATTTCTGAGATTGGAATTCCGTAGAAGATCTGATTTTGAATCATTTCTTCGAGTTCTGATGCTCTTCTGTAATCCATGGCACCTCCTAGAACTAAAAAAGAAAAACGGGCATTGAAGCCCGTTTGCTTAAACTGTTAGTGCTCGTTTTGCACTATAGTAATACCCATAAGCCGACTGCTTCTCAATATTTAACCTTTCTGATATCTCTCGAACAATATCACCTGTCTTTTTATCGATCATACTTGCATAGATTTCTCTAGCAATAGATGACTTAGACGTGGATACCTCCTTTTCTTCTTGAACACTGATATCTTTGCCTAAAATAGTATTCAACTTTTCTAGACGTTTTTCGGCAATGGACAATACTGACTTAGGATCAAAATTTTCACCTTGAGTCGTTGCTTCATCTAGTGCTGTTAATGCGTATACTCTGCTCTTACGCATCTCAGCATTAAATTGTACTGGTACACCGAGCTTAAGTAGAATAGCGTTACATGCTCGGACTGGATTACTCTGATTATCAATATATGCTCGAGCTGTCTGAATCATAACAGTCTTTGACATGGCATTATTGATACCAATCTTGTTAAAAATCTCTTGTGCAGAATTACCTACGCTGCTATAGAGAGCTTCTTTCTTAAATTCTACTTTCTTTTTGCGTGCCATTTGTATGATATAATTTAAATAAGTTAATCGTTTCAGATCTATACTCATCCGGAGACTTTATAAAAATCTGCGGGGCATTTTCTTCTTCTACTGCAATAACTACTACGATTCGATCGATCTTAAGATCGTACATCTCTTCGACCATCATCGAGTAGGCTGTGGTCTGTAGAAAGTAACCTTCTATCCACTCGTCCTTCTTAATCTTAGATGACGTCTTATAGTCAACAATACAGATTTTATCATCTATGCGGCCAAGCATATCGCATCTACCGGCTGCTTTTAGTACCTTTGAATGCAACGGTATTTCTAGATTATATACTGATTGCAGTTTATCGTCAAGAAAATCTTTGATTTGTTTAAACAAGGAAACATTAGCAGGCATAGCTTTGCTAGTATAGTTCTCTTTGTTATTTACATAATCTTCACATAGCTGATGAACTGCCGTTCCCCGGGTCGTAGCCTGTCTTGTTATCTTTTCTGCAGTTGAAGCTCCTACTCGTTCTCTCCATTCCGCAATCGATTTGCTCTTATAAGAAGAGAGAACAGTAGTTACTGAGGGATATTCTTCCCCATCTACTAGATAAAATCTTTTACCATCTTTTTCTATACTAGTAAGTTCTTGAACTGGTAGGGGATTGTGTATGAACATTATTTTTTATTAAGGTGCTTTTTAATAACCTGTTCTGTCTTAACTTGCTTAATAGACTTTTTATTAACATTTCTATTGAGCTCACTATCCGGATGTTTCTCTCCGATTTTAGAGAGAACATCTTTCCAGCCAGAATCATTTTTAATACCACCGACTCCGCTAACCATACTTGGTATAGTAGAAATATCATGATATCGTATAAGATGGGGGTTTAATTTGACGAACGTATCGTATTCAGAAATACTAAGCTTATGTTCTACTATTTCATCATTAGTAGAATCATGAAAAGTATAAAACGGCATTACTTGTTTCTCTTTTCGTATTCTCTTCGTTTGCGCCAAATGTAATTAGTAAGGGTAACTAATTTTGATTCAAACCAAACAATAAATTTACTACTCCATAGCCATTTCATTTAATAAGTATCATCCAATGTTAGCAGTCTGTCAATATTCTTTGACTTAAGAATGTTCTCTAGGTTTTTATAATTTTTCTTTTCTTTAGCATTTTTAAATTTTTTAACTTGATGATGAGGTCTATCATTATCTTCGTAAACGTAATTATTATGCTTTTTTTGCGACTTGCTCATTGCTCTCCTCTAATGGTAGTAGGTCTGGATATGCTGCTCTAACTATTTTCTCTGTAATGCCTTTAAAAGGCAACTTTTTATCTTTTACTGCGATTAAAAGTTCTGCATCTCGCTTATCTAGCGATTCGATAAGTTGGATGAAAAGCATTTCTCGTTTAAATTTGCTGAGATTAGGATTTCCACCCTCAACAAACAAATAGAGTTTTCTGGTCTCAGAATATAGTCTGCCTTCTAGATCTAGGTATTCACTAGGCTTGTAAGGGGGTGAACCTTCGGGAAGAAGAAAAATTATTTTAGGATCAAAAACACATTTAAGAATAGTTCTTAAAATAGGATTATCATTGCTTTGAAGAAATCTTACTTTTTCTTCTATAGTCTTAAGATCACAACACGACTTAATAATCTCAGCAATACATTTTTTCATTAAAATTCACCGATATGTTCTATTTGTTGTTTGAGCTTCTTACTAACAAGAAAATCTAAAAGCTTATCTTTATTCTTGTTACTTTCCTTATCATATTCGTCGTGCACGCATGCTTGAATATGTTCTGGTACAAATGTGAGATCAATAAGTTGTTCGTTACGAATCCAATTTTTTAAGAGGTCGCCGGTAAGTTCCTTACGCGGATTATTCATACCCTCAAAGCGTTCAAGCCTCACGGGTTTCTGTCTAATATTATTTACTAGGCTATCGTCTGGAGATAGAATATTAGGAATACCATCACCACGATCGCCCTTAATAATAAGCTCTTTAGTAAACTTCACTGGGTCGTTGTTTTTAATTGGTTTTTTTCTAATAGGATCAAATTGACTAACATTACCAAATACTTGAAGTTGAACAAAATCTTTATCACCTGAGAGAATTAATATCGGCTCACCAGTATTTAGCATATGCCCGTGTTTTAGTACTAGAGTACCAATTACATCATCTGCTTCAGCACCTTTTACTTGAATAACTCTATAAGGAAAGTATTCCTTGAGTTCCTGCTTAATAGCAGATAAAGTATTAAAAATGAATGACCAGTCTAGTTCTGATTCATCTCTAGTCTTCTTACGATTAGCTTTGTAGTATGGAAATATATCCTTTCTCCATACTTTTTTATCATCACAACAGATTACAAGCTCACCATATTCTTCTGTGAACTTATTTTTTAAGGATCTAATGGTATTGAGAACCATATGCCTTAGTAGATTTTCATCTACCTTAACATTTGTATAATTACCAAGCTGTGCCATCAAATTAGCAATGCACACCTGGTTAAGGTCAAGTAAAATCATTACAGTTTAATAGTATCTTTATCTTTGTTTGTAATTCTAATATGCTGCGCTATTACGTGCATTATTGCTTGATGTGCGTCTTCTACGATACCGTAGTTACTAACAGGTACATGAAGAACTATATCTGCCAGATCTTTAGCTTCACCGCCGTCAAAGCCTACCAGCGCAATAGTCTTCATATTACTAGCTTTGGCCGTGCGCAATGCATTTAATATATTTGATGAGTTGCCGCTAGATGATATCACTACAAGAACATCGCCCGGGTCTGCAAACATATCGAGTTGATAGCTAAAAACACTATCATAAGATATATCATTACCAATCGCGGTAAGCAAAGACGTGTTGGATGGCAATGATACTATCTTAGGAAAAAATTTAGTATCGTTATAGATACCTTTGCTATGGTCGCAAAGGAAATGATCGCTTATAGCAGCTGAGCCACCATTGCCGCAAACAAAAATAGTGCCTTTTGCTAGCATGGTAATTATTAGTAATGTTGCAGCTCTATCTAGAGCAAGAGGATCAACACTGCGTAGACCGTTGGCTAGGTCTTGAGCATAGCTTTGAAGCCTATCATCAATTTGCATAAACTACTCTACTTCCATCATTGTCAAAATTAAAATCAAAATGTTTAAGGCCTATTCTCTTGGCCTTTTCTAGTACCTTCTTTTTACTTATGTCATCCGGAACATAGAATAAAAAGTAACCTCCACCACCAGCACCTAATATTTTACCACCTAATGCACCAGCTTTCTTAATATCACTGTAATAGTCATCTAGCTGCCCGCTGCTGATACCGCTTGCAAGTGAACGTTTAATATTCCACGAATAGTCTAGCATATCACCAAAATCATCTAACTTACCTGTTCTTATAGATTTATAAGCGTCGTGAGCAAGCTTAACTAGTTCTCTTACTTCGTGATTTTTATCATTAGCAGATTGTTCTTGCAGAATATTAGCAGCACTTCTTGTAATACCAGTATAGAATAACATTAAATTGCTTTTAAGTCTAGTAATAGTACTACTACTAGCTGGTACCGGGCTAACATCTACAACACCATCAGTATTAAAGGTAAATAAATTAAGACCACCGAACGCAGCTGCATATTGGTCTTGTTTACCTATCGGATCTTTACACCAGTTAATTTCAATATCACATGCAGCTTCAGCTAGATCAAATCTGCTAGGAGTGGGCAAGTCCTGGTATCTGTAAATTGCATCTATAAGCCCAACCGTAAAGGCAGATGATGAACCTAATCCAGTACCTTTGGTAGGAATCTCAGAAAAAGATGCAATTTCTATATTCTTTGCAATACTAAATGCCTTAAGCACATTTTTAATTCTATCGTGCTTTAATTCTTCTACATCCTCAGTAACTTCTATTGAGTTGTAGATAGCTTTGACACCGTTAAGTGAAGTCTTACAAACAGTAATGTACATATACTTGTTAATCGTTGTTGACAAGCATGCACCTGGTTGCCTTTCGTAAAAGGACGATATATCGCTACCGCCTCCAAAAAAACTTACTCTTAACGGTGTCTTAGCTAAAATCATACAGTATTATAAACGAACATAGGACCGGCATTCTTAATCTTGCGGCTTTCTTCAGTTGGGTACTGTGCCTTAAGAGATGCCATTAGATCTTGCCACTGACTTGTAATCTTAGTCCAATTGAATCTGCTATCTGCATACGTCTTTGTAAGCTTAAGATAGTCTTGAATCTGTTCTGTATTTACAATATCAATAGCGTTCTTAAGTGCGAAGTAGAAAGTACCTGCATGCTCTTGAACGTCGTCTGAACCTTGATACATGAAATTAAGCCCACCAGAAGTATCAATCAAACCGCCTCGGTTAGGATGCACGCAAAGTAGGCCGGCCGACATTGCTTCAATAAGCGACCGGCTATTGCATTCAGTCCAGATTGAAGGATACGCAAAAATATGTGCCTTTTGTAGAGCAGCTCGCACATCATCATTAGAGGCGTACGAATGATAATTGATCTTTGGATGTGCGCGCATGCGTTCATACAAAGGCTCGAACTGCTTGTCAGCATCATCCCAGCCATAGATCTTAAAGCTAGAATATACGTCAAGCACGATATTATCGTATTCCTCTGCAAGCTTTTCAAAGACTGGTACAAGTAGTCCTAGCCCGCGCTGAGGTGTAGATGTGTAGATAAGACGAATCTCATCTTTACTCTTCTCTACAAAAGGAATTGGATCGATTGCCGTTTCGATAATAGTCGAGTGCGTATCGTATGGAACACCTAGCATGTGCTGATATCGGTAGTATTGCCACTGACCGCAGAAGACTAGCTTGTGAAACCGTCCGCGGCTAATCTCATCCTTAAGGTGATTAGTCTCTGGATCTTCTGGTAAGTCATGAAGCCAATAGATCCGAATCTTATCATCTTCTAGGTCTCTTACTCTGGAGCAAATAACCTGAAATTCATCCGCAGCATCCGGTGGAAGTCTTTCTGCAAGACCTCGTTTCATCATTTCAGTACCGCCCTGCGAATTCTTCGATACTTCATTTTCCTCAAAAGCCATTTTTGTCTTCCCTATAACAATAAAACTCCCAACTGGAGCTAATAATAGATTCTATATTACCTTGATATTGAAAGCCAGTATCATTAATAAACTTATCAGGATTAGCAACTAGAAACCCTGGATCCCCTGGTCTCCTAGGGGCTAACGCATATGCAAGGTCAATTTTAACTACATCTTCAAACTTAGTAATAAGCTCGTTTAATGTTGTGCCTTGCTTTGTACCTAGATTAAAAATATGCGCGCCAGGGTTGCTATTTAAGTATTCAATAGCAGTAAAATGTGCGCGGCACACATCATTAACATCAAGATAATCTCGTACTGCTGTACCATCTTTAGTCTCATAGTCCGAACCATAAAGGCTAAATGGTTTGCCGCTATAAGCTGATTTACACAAAATCGGTATAATGTGAGAGGTATCAATACGGTCGCCTAGATCTTTATTAGCACCAGCAACATTAAAATATCTAAAGGTAACCGACGGTATCTTATAAAAACTAAAAAGTTTTTGTATAAGTTTTTCACACATCAGCTTAGATTTGCCATATTCATTAGGCGAACCCTTAGGACTATTTTCTAGAACGGGTTTTGAGATCTCTTTATAAACTGCAGCTGTACTAGAAAAAACTATTTTACCGTTTCTTTCTACCCACCCTGATTGAGTAAGGTTATGCAGCATTCGTGCAGTATTGCCGACATTATTGTAATAGAACAAAAAGGGCATCTCTTGACTTAGCTTAACATCAGCGGATGCGGCTAAGTGAAATACAGTAGAAATGTTTAGTTCTTTACAGGCTTCTGCAAATTTAATATCAGATATGCAGCAGTCGAGAACTCGATCCACATAAGCGGGCTGATCTAGATTTGTATATTCATGGTCTACACCTAAAACACTATAGCCAAGCATTTTGCAATGCTTGGCTAGTATATCGCCGATATAACCCTTACTTCCTGTTATTGCTATCCAATGATGATCCATAATTATAGCTGCAACTCATATCTGTGTTTATTAGACTTGCTGGTTGTGCACCGTACATTGAGCCAATGTCCCCGCCACCACTACCGATTGTAATAGTATCTACTCCTGCAGCACCTACAATTACGTCAGAGCTCATAGAGCTGAGACTTACTGAAAATGGATCACTTGGCTGTTGAGTATTTAAATTATACCTGTTAGTAACACGCGACCTCAGTTCCGTTGAACTGAACCTGTGCTGGCGCTTGTTGTAGAAAATTTCTATGTCGCGCTTTTGACACATTTCTCTGCCAGAAAGATCCTTATCCTTATACTCTTCCCCTACAATACGAATATTAATAGGGAGGAAGCTAAGAAGATCTTCTAGATCCTTCTCAGTAACATAAGGGATAATTTCATCTACGTACTTTACTGCTTGAAGTTGAATATACCTCTCAACTAGAGTTTGTACTGGCTTATTTTTCCATGACCGATCTGCTGAAGGATCTACTTGAAGACCTACAATCAAGTAATCACATACATCCTTTGCCTGCCTTAACATATCGATATGACCGGCATGCAACAAATCAAAAGTCGAGCAGGTAAAGCCTACTTTTTGACCATACATGATAAATTCCTATATCAAATTAATTATTAAATGAAAATTCTGTAACGCTATCCCATCTAAAGGATCTCCATGCCTGCTTGTCTAGATCAAAGACAGGCTGGACTTCAGCATTAGCATTCTTAACGCGTTCAGTTTTCTTCTCATACTGAGGTACCAAACCTTCGCTAAGCGTACATCTCATTTCCCTATTTTCACCATTAGTCTTAGTAAACTTAATTACTACTTCTTGGGTGTTAAGGATGTTACGCAATACTTCTTTATCAGTATCAATAGCGAAATTATTACTCACTGCTTTCCTCTCTTGCTTTAAATGTCTTCTTCTTTGCTTCTTCAAAGCTAATAGTCGCATTAATAAAGAGGTCCTTAAGGACGCTCTTCTTACCTGCGTTCTTTTCTAGGCAAACAAGTCGCTTAAGATCTCGGGGCATTTTAAAAGTTGAGTTTGTTTTCATTTTCCTTTGTTCACTATAGTATGTGCTTCTTTAGCGAGCTTTTGTACTCGCCCGTTGCACTTAATAACATAAAAAGTACGACCGTCAATTTCTTCTTCGTTAATAATATCACCAATAGTACTAGTATTATTAAACGCGTTCTTTAAAGTAACGTTTTCTCTAATTTTATATTCAGGTTTCCGAAAGTTTGTCTTCATTTAGTTTATCTTCACTATTAACTGTAACACGCTTTGGTGGTATTTCTAGTTTATTCATTACATCAATTAAAAGCAACTCTTTTGTAGTCGACTGTGTAATAAAATTACCATCTAGATCCCATGCATACCAGTAATTATCATTATATTTTAATTCTAACGGTACAATCCAGTCATCTGGTAGTGTGTCAACAATATTCTCTGAATTTTCTTCATCTAGCTGTCTAAGGTCGTTATATCTTATAATAACTTTACCCACAAACTCGATAATTGTAAGCAGGCCAATTCCGATTAAAACAAATTCTAATATGTTAGAAATTTGCATTTACTTCTTTCCATTTATTTTTAGTTAAGTTTATTAGGAATGAGCTGAGTTGCACTTCATCTAGCTTAAGTCTTTGCTGACCTGTAGAGCTTTTTTGAAGTAGGGCATAACCATATTGCTCTCTAAAGATACTAATTTCTTTATCTTCATTAATAAACTTATGAATAGGTTTAAGGTTTGAGTAGTCGTAACTGAATCCGCTGATAGTTTTCATATATCCTCCTCAGAGAATTATACTACCTTTTTATAATCCAAGCAACCAGTTTTACAGATGTAGAAGCTATCAATTAGGTCAGAAGAAGGGTTCCACTGCTTAGGTGAAAGGTTAAATAATGCTTTGAAATTGAAATTTGTTTCTTGCAAGAATGCTGTTTCCATGGCTTCTTTATTAGCATTTCCTTTACCAGTAGCAATCTTTTTTACTACTGTTGGTGGTATAGTAACAAAACTAACGTTATTAAGCCATAAAATATATTTAAGTACACCGGTATTTTCTGCTATATGAAATACTCTACCGGTTGAACCAAAACTATAGTCTTCGATAAAAACTCGATTAACCCCATATTCCCCAATAACATCCATTACCCAGGTTGAGATGTTTCTATATCTCTCGTATTGAGAATTATAAAATGGAAATAGCTGACTATTAACATTAGCTTGACTGATGACCCTTTTTGGATTATCAGTCAAGCACTCGAACTTACAATACTCAAACGAAAAATCGTCTTCATCTAAGCATACGCAGATTGCTGGTGATGTAAGTGAAAGATCAATTCCTGCGCATATCATTAATTGTAGCTGTCTGACAAACCTTCGTCATCTAAATCATCTTCATCTCCGTCAAAATCTTCTTCTTCCATTTCTTCTAGCAACCCTGCGCCGCAGAAAGGACAAAAAAGTACTGGTTCATCTAAGTCATCAGCTGGCTCTACTGTAAATTCAGCGTAGCAATCATAACAATACGTATTAGTATTACCTTCTTCTAGAGGGCTCATAATGCTGCTCCTATTGAGTTTTAACGTATTTTTTCCAAGCTTCTATCCAATTTGAAGAGATAGCCTGTTGTGCTTCTTTAAGAGTAATCTCGCCCTTGCATACCTTAGCACGCAATGTATTTTCTAATCCATCTTTCATATGCGCGTTCCACTGGCCTGCATAAGATTGAGGCCATAGATTCTTAATATCGTTCGAGCCGCCTAGTTGAAGACTAATTAGGTGATCAATCTCGCATCCAACTTTAGGGTCGCAATACCCCTTATAGTTGCCTTCCATGCCATATTTTCGATATGCTAATAGCTTGGTGGCTTCCGTAACATTGCGAACCTTAGTTCCGTCTGCTTTTACTCCGCTAGTATATCCTCTAACGCAGATAACTTCTTTTGTTGCAGACGCGTCAATATCGCCAGGGGTGATTGTAGAGTTAGGTAAATCAGCTGAAAAAGCGTTTGACACCATTAAAAATAAACTAAGAAATACTACGCGGCCCATACATCCTCCCAAGTGCCAGACAATGCACCTTTTGCATAATCTGTTGCTCTGTTTTCAAAAAAGTTAGTGTGCGTTGGTGCATTTATCATCTCTTCTACCCACGGTAATGGGTTTCTCTTAACTTTATATATTCCCTTGAGACCAAGTGAGATAAGGCGACGATCAGCAATGTAGCGAATATAATGCTTAACATCCTCAGCTGTAAGAGATGGCATGTCCCCCATACTAAAAGACAAGTCAATAAATTTGTCCTCAAGTTCCACCATTTTTTCAGCAATAGTATAGATATTTCCCTTAAGTTCATCATTCCATAACTCTTTATTTTCTTCTATATATGTTCTAAACAATTTAATCATAGATTCAGCATGCATTGTTTCATCAACAATGGACCAGGTTACTATCTGTCCCATGCCCTTCATTAGACCGTGTCTGGGGAAGTTGAGAAGCATAATAAACGAGCTGAATAGTTGCATACCTTCGGTAAAGGCAGAAAAAGCAGCAATATTACTAGCTACTGATGCTGGTGTACCGTTCTTATGAGATAACTCAACAAAATATTCATGCTTATCTCTCATGGACTGATATTCTAGAAACTCACCATAAGTTGCTTCAGGCATACCTAGAGTTTCAATAAGGTGACTATAAGCAGCAATATGCAATGCTTCACGAGCTGCAAAACCAAGCAACATCATACGCACTTCTGGTTGCGTAAAATAAGGAAGATAGTTCTTGACGTATCCA